GATAAGCAGATGACCACAGAGATAGGTCTGCTTTGGTGTTAGATACGTAGAGTTCAGATAAGTAAGTCTTTGTTAGCCTTTCATTGGACTGTCTTCCACCAATAAACAATTTCCATTGAGCATTAGCATTCATTGTAGCCGTCGAAGATCCGCTCGTAACCACTGTGCTAGTATTGCCATTAATCATAATAACCGGGCGGTTGGAGCTATCTACTGAGTAGACGAAGTGAATCCACTGGTTTAATGGTATAGAATTATATGTAACAATAGGACTAGCGACAGTACCCATGTAAATAGATCCACTTAAATTGACGGCCCCATTTGTTTGACGACGTAGCGTTAAGTACCAGCCACCATTTTCGTAAGTTGCAGTATCGTGAAAGTTTTCATTAGTGCCGCTAGGCGCTCCATAGGCTGCGATCATCTCAATAGATTCACTAGCCACGGTTTTGCTTTCTACATACATCCAGCCACTTACTGTAAGTTTGGGGGTACCATCAAAGACTGTACTGCCTGCGCTAGTATTATCTGATGTGAGGTACGGGTAATTCAGGATAGAGGTACCGTCAGAGAAATACATACTAGCCGCATCTTTTCTGCCGTTAAAAGGAGTAGCTAAAACATTACTGATAGAGGGGCGAAAGTCAATGCCGGTAAATGGGGAAGCTACACCAGCAGCTAAGTTATTTTCATTATAAATGAACATATTTCTGCCGTAGCCGGAGTAGTCAACGATGTGGTCATGGCTTGAACCGAAAGAGCGGTTCAGGACACCAACATTTAAAGAGCCAGTTCGCCACCGTTGTTTAATATCAGACAAAGTTAAAGTGCTATTGTAGATAGCAAGTTCATCAATACGACCCTGAAAATAGGTATTCATCGACGTATCCACTCCCGGAACCGCCGTCCAGTCAAAATAGCGAGCCCCGACATAAAGGTTTCCAGAGGTCGTATCCATGACATTACCGTTAAGAACGTCACTAGATGCCACGAGTTGATTATTAACGTACAATGACAGAACCTTGCTGTCGAACGTAACGACAATGTGATACCAGTTGTTAACCGCTAACGGAGTTGGAGACTTGACATCGACGTAGATGTTAGCCCTGTTTGTGAGAGGCTTCCAGTAACCAGTATTGCTGTTGTAGATGGTAAATTTTGGGTAGCCATTGTCTAGGTTTAAGGTCCACTCAGGCACACTTGCTGAAAGCTGAATCTGGCCAGTTTCAATAGATCGAAGATATCCTTTAGAGTCTTTATAGAGGATAAAATTACCGTCTGTAAGGTTAATATTGCTAGGACTAATCCAGCATTCTACAGAGAAATTAGCATTATCAACAATTGACCACCTATTTTGAGTGTCCTTCTGGCTAGATGCGCCGTAAGCGCTTGTCATATTAATGACTGTTGAAAGGCTACCGGCATTATTCTGGACGACGCCTGCCGTCCCAAAGGTAAAATTAGTGCCTTGTGCGCCATATACGTATAAATTGTTATAGCCGCATTCATCCTGAATAGCGTACTGATTTGTTGCTACGGCTAAGGTATTGCTGGCGTTATTCATGCGCCAGTGCGATGCCGGTTTGGGGCCAGTATACATATTGTCAATGACATCAAAAGACTCATTGAGTCTGGCATAAAATACGGGACTTTGTGCCTTAAGAAACTCCACATAGTCGCTGGACGATGAAGCAGCCTTTACATTGCTAAGTTTTTTACCATTGACCCACTCAGCCTCAACAAAAGGCTCAACGGTTTGAGCACTATTTTTAAGCGTTGCCTCCAAGGAAGCAGTAAGGTTTTGCACTATTGCTCCTTCAGATCCAGCTGGACTTCATACCATATAGTGTTATTTGTATAGTCTCTTCTCACAATTTCTTCGCTGTAGCCTTCGACCCAGACCTCATAAGAAGTTGTCGCCCCCACAGGACTCCCCCCGGCGGTTCGCTGCAGGGTCAACGTAAGAGGCCCGCTAATGTAGTCAGAAAGTTCTTTGATCTTATCGCGTGCATATTTCTGGTCATAAGTTTGGGTGGATGCGCTAGGTAAGAACGTCCACGATAAGTTAAAAGTATACTTTACTGCCATGAAATATTTTTTAATAATACCGTTTGCTAAGCTTACAGGAACAGATCGCTCGTCACGTGCCATAGAAAAAGTACGACCTTGATCCGTCAAAGGATAGGCCGTTCCACCAGATTCGCCAAGTGTTACGAAATTATTCAGTGCCATTAAATTCTACCCGTCCTAAATGCATTGTCCTGATACGAGGTTACTTTTCTATTCATTGTACCATAGGAGCGCTGCTTGTTGGGAGCCACTTTGACACCGTATTCGGTCATCATTGACTCAAACCACTGCGGTTGCCCGATGAAGTTATCAACATAGATGTTCACCTGTCCAGAATCGCCAGATGGCATTTGACCGGCGTATTCTCTTAAGGCTGCGGACATCGCTGTTTGCATTGAACCTTCAAATCGACCCATTGATGAAGTAGACGCTCTAAAACTTGTGGAGAAGTCCTTGAGGCCACGAGGAAGCGGGATAACGGCCTCATCATATCTACCCTCACCAATATTTGCCATAATGCCACCGGGGCGACGTTTAACGATACCGCCAACAGCAAGTCTAGGGATAGGTGAACTTAAGTAAGACTCCAGTGCAGATTGTGCTGGTCCTACCCGACCGACGGGGGTACCTGTTGATATATCTAATTGCTTTACAAAAGCTCTAGCTCCGGCAATTATGGACTTGAACATATTTTCAATTTCGGTAAATACTCTTGGCTTTCTAAATTGAATTTGACCACCAAGAATTTCATTAAGTTTAGCCTCAATGCCGGATCTAATTCCGCCTGTTTCAACTTCAAAATTAATTTTGATTTTGCCATTTCGCTCTACATTGAGAAGGGGTCGCAGCAAAGTCTCAAACGACTGCATCAGAACTGCAACTACTTTTTCATTTAAGATACCAGCAGCAATTCCGAGCGTAATCGGTTGACCCACTTCACGACCAAATCTTCTTGATGGTGAAGCAATCTCATTATCGCGCTGAACGTCTCGATTAGCTTTGTTTACAGCATCTTTAACATTTGTCGATACTTTTCTTCTTGCCGTTTCGTTGTTTGCTCCAACTCCAATGCCTTCAATTATAGGTTTTCCAATATTTTTAGCTGCTGCGTTTTTAAATGAAACTTCTTCACCGGCAATCCCACGTTTTATAGTACCGAAAACGCTGCCAAGGATAGATAACCCTTTTTTGGGAATATCTTCCAAAGACTTAAATAAGTTTATGGTTCCCTTAGATCCCCCACCAATTAAGCCAACAATTCCTTTCAATATAGGGCTATCAAAACCAGACCCTTCAAATTGATCTTTCATGGTATCAATAGCACGCTGGAATACACTCCTTGGCCTATAGGAAGGTGCGGGGCGACTTCTCCCTCTGCTGCGAATCGCTGGTCCTAGTGTCGGCGTGCCCGGAGGCGGAGGTGGCGTACCGGGAGCCGGGCGTAAGCTCCAAGCCCGATCCAAAAGCGGAGGTACAGTAGTCTGCGGGGCTGGCATAGACGGCCCCCATCCTTGAAAAGCATCGGCTAGTTCCTGTGGATTAAAATTCTTCCTTTGCTGATATCGGATCGCTTCCTCTACTGTCGGCCCAACAAAATTAGGATCACCCGGCTTAGGCTTTTCCTCATCTTCTGTGTCGCCTACGCCATCAGCAAAAGCCCCGCCAACTGCTGCACCGGCATCAGAAGCAGCTTTGATGAGGTTCTGGAGTGGAATACCTGAAAGTTTTGAAATCCAATCCAACACGGCGGTATCAATCCACTCACCACTCCAGAAGGCCGAAGCCATTAAATCATTCTTTGCATTATCAGAAGCCTGCTGGAATACGGCCATCCCATCCATGAAACTACCTGTAATTGCGGGCATACCGTAATTGGCAATAGTCGCATTGATTGTGTCCATCATTACACGCCATTCGGCATCCGTGCGTGGGGTGTACTGCGTGATGAGATCAATCTGCTTCTTGAAGTTCTCTTCTTCTATCTTCTTTAACTCTTCAGCAGCTGTTTTTGCATCTTGAATCCGCTGTCTTTGAAGATCGCGTTCTTTCTTAAGCAAATCTCTGGCTCTAGATGTATCTAAATCTGATATCGCCTTATTGTTCGCGGCATTGGTCTGACTAAACTCAAGGTCAAGCATTCTTGCATCGTCAATTCTACCTTCGTAGACAGCCAGTGCGCGATTTCTTACATAATTTTGCTGATCGATAGATCGTTTATTGAGGGCTTCTCGTCGGTTCTGAATATATTCTTGAGTGGCCAGAAGTTCCTCTTCTTTTTTCTCTAAGTCATCAATGGCCTTGATCTGATCGTCATATACCTTAAGCCGCTGTTCCCAAACTTTCTCAAAAGATTTATTTAATGTTTCTTTGAGCTCATTGATCGTCTCATCAAGCTTAGACTTTAAGGTACTTAAGAAATTATCCCAGATGTTAGACATCTTATTTGCCGAGCGATCAGCAGCATCTGCGGCCGCGTCTGCTGCGGCGTCGCCTCCGGGAATATCTGGTTCTTGAATTTGCTTATTTTCTGTTTTACGCTTGGAAGGTTTATAGATGCTTTCACCAGCTATTTCCGTAGCGGTAATCTCTCGTTCTTTCATGAAGATATTATCAATTTGCTCACCTAAGATTTTTTCTAAATTAAAACCTTCTGCCATTGAGTTGATGGCATCTCGCGCTTTGGCAGCGTACTTGCCAACTCCGGGCAATTTAGATGCAGCAGTTAAGATTTTTCCAATTGTTTTTAATACAATTTTAGCAATAGTAGAAAATACAGACAGAATAGGGCGAGTAATAGATAGAATGTATTTTAAGAAAAATCCAATAGCTAGTTTGGCGTATCCCCATGCTTCAGTGAAGTCGCCTTTTAATAATTTGGCTATGGCTTTTACCAAGTGAATAATAAAACCAAAAGCATTATACATAATGTTAGCAAGCCATTGAAATAAAGGAGCTAACTTATTAATTAAAGAAGCAATAGCCTCTACGGTGGTACTAATAACCTCCAAAACCGAATTTAAAATTTGTCCTACGGCATCAAATGGACTTGTTATTGACTCCTCGCCAGATTTACTGTCTCCTTCCAATGTTCTAAAAGTATCGCTAAAGATTTGGCCTACACCTTTGAATGCCTCCATAAGCTTGCCCCAAGCCTCTTTAATAGATTTAATCCCCGGAGCCATTGCTTTATAAACTTTATCCCAGTTTTTAGCAATTAAGAAAATACCAGCAGCAATAGCTAAAATAATTGGCGTAAAAATACCAAATTGTGTGAATAATCTAAGTCCTTTAGTTGCAGCCCCCTGCAATTGCTTAAATTTATCAGTGGTTTCCTTGGAAGATAGAACGCCCCTGATGCCGCCTTGAGCGGCTACAGACTTCAAAACTTCTTGCGCTCTTGCTTGCGCTGCTTTTGGCGCAGCCGCAACCGCTCTTACGCCCCTGAACAGGCGGTTATTAGCTATACCAGTTCGTCTTTCTTTTCTGAGGAATTCACCTGTTTTTTCGTCATAGATTTTTTCTTTGCCGAAGGCCAGCGCCCTTACAGGGCGAAACATCTGTCTTCCTATTTCTGTGTATGGCGTTGCTAACGTTTGCAATATACCTTTGCTATATGGTTTAAGGACACTTCTAAATTTCTTCTTAATTCGCTCTCTCTCTACCGCATTTTCTAATGCCCCACCGCCTGCTCCGCCAAGCTCGACTGCTGCGCTTTCCAAGGGTGCTTCTATAGCGTCATCTAATAGCGCCTTAGCGGCTTTGGCTGCTGGCGATCTTCTCCCCCTAAACCCACGGCTTATTCGTTGCCTCATAGTAGGCTTTCTTTCTACGCCTTGATCTATACTTACATCTATCGGAGCTTGAGCCATCTCCACTAGTGGATCTAACCGGGCTTGCATCCCGGGCGATGTTTTACTGTAATAAGCCATAAGAGGCTCTAAATTTCCCTCCCGAGCTGCCGCTAAAACCTTTTTTATTATGTTCGCACTTTTTTCCTGAACACCTTTAGCTTGAGGCATTCCCGGCGTGACCATCGCCTCAAGTCCTTCAGCAATTTTACTATTTCTTACTAATTGTTGTTTCCAGATATAATCCGGCAGTGGCAGATTTTGGCCACTCTCTAATACTCTTTTTCTTCTTCTTGTGAACTCAAGAAAAGAAAGTTTTGATTTCTTTATTGGAGGATTAACACCTTGCATGACGTAGCCAGCCGTTGGGAACTGCTCTGTAATTCTTGGTCCAATACCAAGAGTTTCAGCTAGAGAGGTTACAAGGCCCCTACGGCGAGTTTCTGCCTGACCCGTGCCAGTTGGGATGCCTAACTGCTGTGCAATTCGGGCAGGATCGTATCGTTGGTGGATTGCATCAAATGCATCGTCTACGTATTGGAACCCCGCCATGCCACGAGATCTGGGCCCCGGCATCCCCATAATTCTTCTGGCGATGGGTGACTTGCCTGTCGTGGGTGATACCCCAGAAGGTCCTCTGCCAACTAGCCTATCGAACAGTGTTCTTTGCTGACCAAACACAAGAGATTTAGGAAGATTTTTTCTTAAGGCTCTTTGCCTAGCTTCTTCTGCTGTAATAGTTTTACCAATTGCAGATGCATGAGCCTGCTCAGCAGCAACTTGCGCCTCTGTTACGGCAACATCCATTGCTTTAGCGCCACGCATCTTTAAAAATAGTTTGCTAAGCTTGCTATTATTGTTTTCAATGACCGCAGCCATATCTTTGCCAACTCTAACTACGGTAGAGTTGGCAAGATTTAGCTCGCCCATGTTGGTTGCCAATAACAAAGCTTCCAGACTCATAGTCGTCATTTTTGGCAAGACTAAACCAATAGTTTTACCAACAAAACCAAGGACAGATCTAAAGCTACCTATGGCTATAGCCACCGGACCAAACGCAGCCAAGGCTACGGCTAAGCCGGAAAGCAATGCCTTTGTAGAGGGGGTTAAATTATTTAACCCCTGTACCAACTTTTTAATTACTGTAGTGAGCTTGATTAGCATCGGGAATAAAAATTGGCCAATTTCCGCTCCAAGCATCTTAATGGTTTGAACTAACACCTGATATCTGATCGGGTCAGACTTAAGCTTGATATCAATTTCTCGGGCGGACAACTTCTGTAACTCATTAGCTAACTCTTTTACATTGTCTGTTGTAGTTGTTGCCCAGCCATTGGAAGCAATTAACGCTCTAATAAAACCATTTGTTACGCCCTCTGCTCCATTTGCTCCCTTCAGGAGTTCATCTTTGAATTTAGCCATCAGTGGTACTAAGTCATAGAATGGAGCTTCTGAGATGTTAATGCCTTTCTTGGCGGCCATTTCTACAGCTTTTGGTATACCCTGCAGCGCCGTGCGAACCTGATCTGTACCTTCATTGATAGACGATACTAAAGGCTCGAAAGTTTTAATCTGACGCTTAGATACAAGCTCCGAGAATACCTGCGTAACTTTTACCTTCCCTTGAGTCTCTAAAAGTTCACGATACATCTTACTTAATTCGATCAGTCTCTCCATACCTCCACCAATGCTCTGGACTTTGCTTAGAGCCCCGGCGCCATAGGCCTGATCGAAAACAATAGCGGCTTTTTTGGTTGGAGCCAAGATTCTGGTCAGAGAGAAGTTCATGCCGGTAGCTGCGGTGTTGACGGCAATACCTTTATCGTAAAGACCAGTCAATGTGCTAGCGAGTTCAGCCGCTTTCAATCCGAACAGCTTGGCTGCACCGGCAGCCACTGGCATAGCATCGGCTAACTGATTTAAGTTAATTGATGTCTTGTTTTCAATCTGGTTTAACTGGTCTACAATAAAGTTTGTACCCTGAATGGTGTCAGAGAATGTTTTAACCCCCGGCTGGGCGCTAACGAAAACTTTCAACATGGTACGATAGAAGTCGGTAGCAGTCTTGATACCAATATCACCAAGCGTTGCAGTACGCATAATTTCATCTGCCATCTGACCGGCTTCAGTTGTCATTCCACGAATGCTTGTGGCTGTCTTATCGGCAGAATAACCCATAGCAACGATATCACCAAATAAAGCCGCTTGAGACTTTGGACTAATACCGTATCTTCCAACCCCAGTGCCAATATCGGCTTTAATACGCTGGAAAGTTTTGAGGTCTTTTGCTTGCTTTTGAAGATTTTTAGAGTTTACATCTAGCCCCGCAACTTTTTGGATACGAGTATATTCCTGCGCTACTGAGAGGTAAAGTTGTGTGGTTCTTCTAGCTAATAATCCCAACGGAGCGGTAAAGGTCATAAATAAGTTTTGGCCTATCCATCTCATGTTTCGCCCAGTATCCAGCAATTTCCTGCTCAGGGCGTCTAACGGAGCACTTAACTGCCCGTACTTCAGCCTCAACATATCAGCATGACTCATAGCTTGAGTCATAACTACTGATTCACCACGACCCCATGCTCGTAATCCTGAATCGTCAATTTTGCCAAAGGGCAGTTGAGGCATCTTTTCGCCCTTTTCGTAACGCCCCTTACCCTCATACTGGCCGGGCATGCCTCCTCTTACTGCAGTTTGCTTCAGTAAAGTATTAAAAGAACGACGCTGGGCGATCAGACCAGCTAAACTTCGCTCCTCATACTTTGCGGGCATGAACAGACCCTGAATTCCCTTGCTATAACTTTTATATAGGCGCTCCTGTGCTTGGAGTTCATTTCGCGCTGTTTGACCAGCATTCTTGAGTGCTTTTTCGTGTTGCTGTACGGCTCTAGTAGCACTTTTGGCTGCGTTTGCAGCAGATCGGGACATTGCCTGAATGCCTTTTAATACAGCATCGAGTTTGTTTTCAATGGTAGATAACGCTGAGGAGAGTTTCTTCCCGAAATTGGCAGTATTTTTGCCCATTTGCTCCGCATTGGCTTTGATTTCCCTAGACGCTGCAATTATGTCTGTTTTGGCCTTAGCGGTCGCTCTATTGATGCCATTGTAAGCTTTTTCAATCTTGTTGAGATTGCGTACCGTAGCGTTTCCAAGCTTATCGGTGGCAGTAATGCCAGATTTCGTAATCTTTTCTAACTGCCTCTTTGAGTGGTCAGCAACTCTAGTCATTGAGACAGAAATTAACTGCATCTCTTTTTGAATAGATTTTACCGATGCGGTTGTCGCCTTATCAAGCGAGCTTAAAGACGCCTTAATCGTCTTGGACGAGTCCTTAAAGGAAGTACTAGCGGCGCCAGCCGTTTTAGCAAAACGATCAATTTTGACAATTAAACTGTCTAATTGTTTAGTTGAAGCTCTGACTTCAATATTTAGAGTTGGCGTCTTAGGCATACTACTCCATTGTCTCATAGCCTATGCTAATAGGCAAAAAGCCGAGGTCATTATTCCCGGCGATATTATATCCTTGCTGTGATGGACTGCTGTCAGAAACATCGGCCCCCATCGCAGCAGCTACAGTTTTCATAAGTCTTTGCTGTCTTTCTAACGCAGAATCATATAGCTCAATGAGTTCTTCCAAAGTCAGCGAGTCTTCCATATGATAAAAGTTACTCCAAGCTCCACACTCACAGAAAACCTCTTTTTCATAGGTAAGGAGGGGGAGGTCATCGAAATGAAGTCCTTCACCCGATGACGACCCCCCCTCCGTTACTCGTTTGGGTCTGCGCCCATTGCAGCGTTGAGGATTGCATTAAAGGTCCTGATGTCTAAAGCATCTTCAATAGCATCAGTATCTTTTGCTAACTCTGGAGCAGCCTTTTCAAGGGCGATACTGGCAGCTTCTACCATCTTGTCAATGTCCTCATCGCTAAGTTCTGTCTGGTCCTCGAAATTGAGATCCCCTACAACCTTAACGAATCTACGAAGCTGACGGATAGTCAGAGGTCGAACCTCTACTGTCTCTTCACCGATTGAAATTTTTGTTCCAGTTACTAAGTCCTTGTTGCTCACAAAGACTCACCTCCTAAATTGTATTTTATTAAGCGTTGCTGTCTACAATTGTACCATATTCCTTACCAGTTGCAGAAGCATCCGGAAGGATTCGGAACTCAACAGGCAGCTTAACGTTGTCGTTACGCTGGTACCCCTGCTCCACAGTACCGAATGAAATAGCACGCTTGCATGTGTAGGTACGAACCTTACGCTGGGTTACCGAAGTACCCGGGGCGGGGCCTACAACCTTGATCTGACGCTCTTCGGGAAGAGGAGCGTGAATACCAAGGTTAAGCGTTGTGCCCCCAGTTTGCACACCGGGCTCAAGTGAACCCTTAGCGGCGTCACCAAAGTTGGTGGCACCACCGTAGCCCCAAGCAAGGGCAAGGTTGTCGAAGGTGTTCTCAGCAAGGGTCGTCTTAACCATTACCTTAACCTTTGACTGGATAACGCGAGCAGCGTCACCGAACTGGTCAACCTCAATGTCCACCATGTCTGGCTCCCAAGAAATCATAACGCCTTCCTGAGTACCACCTACATCGTAGAAAGTTGTGCTGCCAAGAGCTGAAGATGTGCTAGCGTTGCTACCAACGGCCAGCGTACCCTCACCTACAATAATATTTGCGAATGTTACAGCCATGAAATAACCTCCTTATTCAAGGACAAACATTTTCTTGCCGTTTCTATCCCTTCGCTTGGATAGACGCACGGCATGGACAAAATCAACCTCTTCAGGCCGTCTGCCGATGCCTAATGACTTTTGCCACTCAAATTCATATGTGCGCTTACCTACCCTAGCGATAAAACCTGGCGTTTTGCCAATGTATGTAATTGCAGTATACATTGCCATATACCCCTATCATAACTTATTTTTGTATATAAAGCAATCTAGTCGTTGGGAATCCAGCACATCTCAAAGATGGAAATGAACTGATAATAACCCTCGGGCTGAGTCGGCTGACGGTCAGTCGATCTCACCAGATTCATATATAACATTCTACCATATGTATCATCTATAGCCTCTAACTGAATTTCGTCTGATTGATTGAGTTTAGATATTATCTCGTTCCGCACGGCAAACCCACGCTCAGCGTCAACATCAAGAACCGAATAAATCACCCTGTCGTGATGAATATAGAACATGTGCTCATCTTTGATGTCGGGCAGGTAATCATAGATAATAATTGGTGCTACTTCTTCGTCGTATCCAACCATAGGAAAGATTGTGATCTCTTCTTTTTCAGATAGAGATAAGATCGTAGCATCATTTTGTAAAAAGTCATTGACGCTATAAATTAACATTATGCCATTCCTAAATATTTATTAATATTTTTTATAAATATCTCATTGACAATTTCTTCCATCTCATCAATCCGACCTTCAATGCCGGGATGAAAAGTTGATGGGCCAATGAACCTGCCACCCTCAGTAAACTCAAACGATAAAAGGTTCCAGTCTCTACCCTCAATGACATGAGGCTCGGTGCCGCCCATCAAGAAAATACCAACTTCATCTGCTGGTCTGGCTTCCAATCCAAAAACAATCTGATTACCCATGAAACTCTGATTAGGCACAAACTCAAAATGCTCCATGCCATGCTTCTCAGCATCGGGATGCCTTCCTTCGTGCTCGGTAAAAAGGCTTTCAATTTCCATCGTGGCTTCTTTGATGGTGTCTTCACGGGCATACTTCAAAGCTTTAGAGATATTCTTCCTTTGGTCGTTGGTCGTTTTAACCGCAAAACTTTTAATTTGTGAAATACTCTGTTTTTTGATGTTGATATCCAACATTATTCATCCACCACCCTATAACCAGAGACTTCAATATGATGAATTTTACCATAAAATCCCGGTACTTTGACAATGCTAGTAATCTCAATAGGGCCTGTTTCTAACACATTACCAAACCGATCAGTAACATTGTACAATCTTTTACTAAAGTCTATATTTGTATCTCCATTAAATGCAAAAGAAATAATTTCGTTATGTGCATACACCGGAGTCGTCATATAGTTGCGATTATCGTTAAATTGAGGAATAAAGGCACATTTCACCGATACTTGATCGGCACTCCATGTGGGTTTCTTCTGTCCGGCAGCATTTGTTGTAGTCGTCTTTTTATAGATATCGACCTTGTGAACCATACGCACACTGGTGATTATCATATTAGCCCCATTGTGTAGATGGTGTAATCCATCAGTAGCACATCAGCCTCAATATTTCCAGTACCAGACATTGCAGCATCAGAGAATGTCAGCGAGTATTGATCCATCTTAGCATTAGAAATACCATGCTTGGGATAAGCAGTGTCGTCGTTCATGAAGTCATAAATCAATAAGCTAGCGGCTTCGGTGATATTTGATGGAACATGGTCCCATCCCCAGTTGGCTGTGAAAGTATAAAAGCTGCCATCCATAAATTTAGGTTGAATGTACTGCTTTTCCTGTGTAGCGATAGGGATAATCTGCTCGATTCGTCGCATGTACATTTTTGACTCTACCGTTACCTCTACTTGATCTGAGATGTCAACATCGGGTTTCTCTGTAGCACTAATTAATTTGGTGCAACGGATGCCAAGGAAGATGTTTTCATGATCGTCCCCTTCATAAGTCAAGGACTTATTCTGGATCGATTGAAAATTCTGACCGCAAATGGTGTCGATAAAGGATCGAACCCTGCGCTCCAAGCCATCAAACTTCTCTGAGAAGTCAGTTTCTAGCTCTGGATACGTCTCAAAAAACTCACCCTCTGTGATGTAGGGGGTATAAACATTGATAAACGCCGTAGACGTAAAATCATCTCCGCCTTCTGTGTATTTCCAGACGATTTTGTGTTTTCCAAAGCTATTAAGATCCGTGGCAGTAAAATTGTAGCTATATTCACCGGCGGCGTCTCTTGTCGCTAACTCTTCATCTACAATCGTGTCACCCCACTCATGCACTAGCGAGGCAAAGACTTGATAATCACCACTAACGATGTCGGCGTCAGAGGCTAAACTCAACGTAGCTTCATACTCTTGATTTTGCTTCGTATACACCTGTGTGGCCATATTTAAATCCTAAACTTGGCTTTTATCACTGACCTTGCCAGTTGTGGGTAGCCATCAAAGTCACCCTTTAACTCCACTATATACTTGGTTTCCGTGCTGGGAACCTCGTAGTCGTAATAAAAAATACCCGTAGACAGCCGACTGGCATTGCCAGTGCTTAAAATCTTCTTGGTTTCATAGCTATATACCGTAAAAGTGACGGCATTGGCATCAGCGTCAATCAAGACGTTAGAACTGTTTTTAAATGTCCCTTTGATTCTAATTGTGTCCCCCGTGTAAACAGTCGTTATTGCCATAGTGTTATTATAACTCCCTTCTTCCTTAAATGCCATCAATAGCAAGTACTATTGATTTATCCTCATATGTCATGGTGATATTGACAATCGTCTCAATGCTGATTACAGCAGAGACAGCATTAATATCTCCGACTCGTTGCTTAACTAAACTAGCCGCCATAGATAAGGCACCAGCGAACACTTTTGCGAGAGTGCGCCTCGTGGTGCCAGATGCCGAAATATTTCCACTCAGCGGCTTTCTAGCCACCTTAGAGAGGACCTGAGCGGGTAGTACCGAGCCACTCAGAATCCGGAAAGCAGATAGAATTTCGGCAAAGGAGCTTTGAGGTACCAGATATCCATCAAAGATCTTGGCTGATAGTTTCTGAACTGTCCCGGCTGCGGCCAAAGATGATGTCAAATATGCGGAAACCGCAAACTGCTTGGTGGCACTGCTGTCCAGCTGTCCAGTGAAATATTTGGATGGTATATATGAAATATCACCACTAACGATAGATACAGATCCTAATAAACTTATGGTTAATACCAGTAAATCATCTACTAGAGCATTCGATGTAATTGTTCCGCTAAATCGCTTCGTTGAGGATTTAATAATAGATGAATCAAGACCAAGGGTTCCGCTAAGAAGCCGAGCGATACTTAAATCTGATGCATATACACCAGACGACGCTATAGAGCCACTGGAAGCTTTACCCACCGATTTTGTATTAGCCCCAGCAATGGTAATTGCTGCTGTCAATATCTGTGTATAAAATGATTGTCTTGGTATAGGACGATATACAGATCTGGTTAATGTCCCTCTTCCCGATCGCGCCATTACCAGACCACCGATCTATTTACTGCTTGAATACGAGCGGCCTTCGGAACAGAAGCGGTATCTGATACCCTTAAGTAACCAAGTTTTTTATTTGTGGTGGTCTGTGGCTCCCAAGATTCAGCGGCTGGGAATAATACTCCATATTTTAAATTGGATGGATTTGAGACATTCTCATATGTTAATCCACCAATATATTTCTCTGTGCCTCCCGGTACAGGCGGTATTTCATAAATAATCTTTACACCAACAGTAGTTGCCGTTTGTTGATATAGAACAATAGAAAATTTCCACTCCTCTCCCGCAGGTCGGAAGCCACTGGATGTTAAGTTATAAGTAAATGCACCTGCTGATGCAAGTTGTCCTGCTCCGGACGAAAATAAAGCAACTGTTATAGTTCCCGTATTGCCACCCGAACCAATACCAGCAGATTTAGTCATAGTATGAGATATATCTAGAAAATAACCACTAGGGGGGCCTGTAAATGAATCAGTCCAAAAATAAAATTGAGGAGTACTTAGCGGATATCTAAAGTAATTGCCAGAAGTAAGTAAAGTACGATGGCCACCATAAATAAAGCTAAAATCAATAGTGCCATTTAATAGATTATCTTGAGTTGTACCAGATGAACATAATGGCACTTTTATAGAACTAGAAGATGACGGTATGAGCCTAATGCCAATTATGGCATTATTTGCTGTTCCGGCCCACGTAATAGTCGCTGTATCATAACCTGTATCGTCTAAATTTGCTGGTGTATTAGCAATTAATACATCGCCCCAGCCTTGACTGTTGCCGGTGCTGTAGTAATCAACGGCCGTTGGGGTGGTATTATTTTTAGTTGTATAGGTTGGGGTGCCGCCGGTAGTCGCGCTACGCGAAAAGAAAAACATCGTTTTATGAAATTCATCCGCAGGATCGCTTAAGGTTCCCGTTACAGATGAGGAGGTCGTAGACGAACTTTGGATACTTGCATTTACTGCCGTAGCTTCCACTTTATAACAGTTAGTAAAATCATACGCCCAAGCATATATACGAGCTTGCGATACGCTACCGAAGTCAACATTGATATTGACCGATGTTGGAGATGCCCCTAATGCTCTAAACACAGTAATACGACGCGTACCATATGTCTGCGTGGTTACTTTAGTCCACGTTAATCCGCATCCCGCTGTGATGGTAGGCTCCGTAGCAGTACCGCTGGCGATTTGGTTAACAACACAAAGCAGAACCAGCCGATTAGAACCGGGCGTAGCAGATGGTGCGACGTTAAGAGACGTACCAGTTCCTGTTGTTGCAGATAAAACCGTATTCCCCTTTGCGGGAAGTGGATATACCGATTCAGCAATGCCTGATGTCAGTTTTAACTGAGGAGTGGGTGTATTGGAATCACTGCTCAATACATCAAAATTTAGTGTCTTTGTGCCAGTTAAATTAGGCCAACCAGATTGGCTACCAGTAAACTCATTACCTGTGGAGAAGTTTGTAATTAAAGGCATTATACAACCTCCAAAATACAATTCATATTGTAAATCTCAAAAGCTTTAAATATTTTATTAATGTCTGAATATGGTCCCTCTAGAGTCCAGTTAGAATAAAGTCTATTAAAATTTTCCATATTCCAAAATTTATCGTTGACTAATGTTGTAGGAAATAAAATATTATTGCCATCTATGATATCTATCATCCACTGCCGTATAGCACTAAAATCTTCATCTATAAAAGATATATTTTGAATATACTGTCTAATATCTAGAGCGTCAAAAGTTTCATCAACATTAGATAAAAAATCTATAAGCCATATACGATGATTAGATACTGCGTTAATATATGCTTCATATGTTTCAGCATATGGACGGACTGGCCTTTGAGAACTGAATGATGCTAACTGATTAGCAAAATCTTCCTCTTCAGAAGAAGTATAAATAATAGTAATATGTTTATTACGAGCAATATTGATAGTATCAAACCAACGAGGTTTGGACATATTTTCACTCACGATGTTATTGGTTAAATCTACGCAAGCCGCTCTGTTATTGATAAACATCAATAAAGCATCAATCTCAGGTAAAAATTCATAATTATAAAAGAATGGATTCTCTTGTGAACCATCTCCTAAACATCGAACATGAGTAAAATATGATATAGTCATGGCTACTCCTGCCAGACGATACCTGCAGCAGCATTCACGGAAGCGGCTGCTGTAACCTCCAAGCGAAGGAAACTGTCCACTGGAATCTGAATCTCTCTATCCATCGGGTACTGCACTAAGATGCCTGACTGAGGATGCACGTAGTGCGTCTCAAGAGTGTCAGATGCCGTACCTTCTGCAGTAGCAGTATGCTTGGCTGTCGTAGCGGCAGCGTCGTACTTATCAGTGTATTTTGTAACTGTTAAGCTGGTACCTGTGATAGTGGCAGTCCCTCTTCTGATTTTGACAGTAATAGGGGTGGCTGTACCTGATGTGCCCTCAAACTCAACCCACCAGCTTAATACCGTCGCACGGACTGTGGACGATGTATCGAGCTCAATCAGAGTCTTGGCAGATGTGCCTGTGGCCATACCACTGTTGGTAGCAACATAAATACCGTTTGACATACTAACCCCCCGCGGTGAACGTTAAGTCATAGGTTGTCTGCAACGCGTCACCGGATGAAAGGTTAACTACCGAGAACACTGAGCGGTCAAGAAGAATCCCACCAGCATTTGAAGCCTGATTGAAGATACCGTGCTCGCCCACAGCGGCTGTGCCGTCAAGGGTGTTGGTGGCAACTGTACGGAAGATGTTTCCGGAAGCCCCCTCACCAACTGTACCTGTTGGGCGTGTGTTGTTGGTAGCGTATTCAGTTGTAAGCTCTGTCTCAAGCGTTGTGTCACCAGCAGCCTCAGCATTGTCGCCAGTGCCAAGAGCGTGGTACTTGAAGTTTTCAAGCTCAAGCGTGTTCTGGAAAGCGTCAACAATAGCCTCAACGCCTACTGTGGTAACTACGCGCATCGAGATGATGCCGAGGTCTAATGACTGACCGTTGCGGATTACCGTACCCCAGAGTGTCCCGTAAAATGTGGGAATCTTGTTGTCGTAGGCCATCTTGGCGTGCTTCCAGCCTCGCATGATGTTCTGCCAGTTCATTGTGCGGTATTGACGAACCTCGTCGTCTAAGTTTGAGTGCGGCATAGCGTACTCATTAACTAATTCATTTAAATCCTTGGGACCCTCATTCATACGAATAACCTGCAGGCCGACCGTGCCGGAAGCAGCAAGAGAGTGAGGATTCTTGGTTTGTGACTTCTTAAGTCCAAAGATAGACATATTTCCTCCTAAAATTTGCGGGTTTTTACCCTACCCATATTCTCTCATATGAGCAACTAAGTAGCAAGTTATGAATTCGTAGCGGTCGGAGAAGCTGTTGTTCTGCCTACCAAACTGCCTACGCTAGCTACTTGCTTAAGTGTTTCTATTACATAAGTAGTATCAGTATTGCGCTCGTAGTTATTTTCTCTTACAACATTAGTAATAGTACTGCCGCCAGTATTGTAGTAAATGCTTTTAGCAGCCCATTTTTTACCAGCCACGCCGCCCGGATCGAAGTTGTTATTAGAAATATTAACACCATCAAAGACGGCTGGGTACTCAGTAATAGCTGAGCCCGGGCTTGTCTGCGCACTAGAGTTGACCAATCCATTGGCTCGGTCGATTAAGATGCCCTTATTGGTGCCGGGGATAGTCCCGCCATTCCCGGTAACAAATAAATTATCCAGAATATTGACATTATAAGATGATCTAATGCGAATGCAAGCATCTGGCTGTTGCGCCGCCACTTCTGTAGCAGTATCTGCCTGAGTAGCCGCACGATTGATAAAGAAAAAACAATCTTTAATTGTTAAGTCAATCACAGCATCTGCACAGAATAAAGCATTGTATGTGCCACCAGAAAGTGCTTGAGCCTCAAATTTACATCTATCAAATGTAATAATATTGGGACGTAATCTTTGTGCTCCTGTGTAATTTATATTGGGGTCATTGGCGGTAATCCAAACCATGCGAGCCATACCGTTTTCCCACCAGCAGTCGCGTACAACAACATTATCAACCCCATAACCTGCAGTGGTATTATTATCTGAAGACATCATCAATGCGGCAGCAGCTGAGGCGCTATCTTGAGGATACGCCGTAGTCGTAGAATAGTTTGTTGTTCCGCAAGACTGAAATCTTATCCTTTGGAGCGTGCCATCAGCGGCACCATTTAAATAAAGGCCATGACCACGGCAGCCTGTAATTTCAATATCAGATAAAGTCCATACATTAACCCACTGAAGCATGATGCCACCTATGCCACCGTTACCCAAACCCTTACCATCAACTGCGATGCCAGATATGACAAAACGTGATTTACGGCTGCCGTTGGGATTGGTGGCAGCGGGTTGCACCTTTAAGATAGATCCCTTAGTCGTTCCCGGGTCTGATCCCATGTAAACTAACCTAGTTCCACCGCCAGCCTGTGCAGTTAAGAATGAATGAGGGCTTCCGCTACCCTCTAATTTCATATTAGAATAAAAAGTGGTACCTGCTGCATTTCCACCCAAATTTAAACTATTTAAAGTAGAAATATAAAATGTACCAGAACTCAGCTTAATATGATTAATTCCGTTAGTAGCAGCATAGTCAATAGCGGTCTGAATGGTTGTATGGTCTGTTGATGAAACCGAAGTCCCGGTGCAAACATAGTCGGCCGCATTTTTAACCGCAGTGGTAGCATCGCTTGCTGCCACTAGAACATATGGACGAGTATTTTGCAGTGACGCCGCTCCGAATCGTGCGTCGTCACCGGCAGCAACAGTGCCAGCCGTGGTGCCAACATTTAAGACAGCAGCACCGCCAAGACCAAGATTGGTTCTGGCCCCGGACGCTGTGCTTGCTCCGGTTCCGCCATCAGCAATAGCAACATCTGTACCGCCCGCAACATACGCAGAAGCGATAGAGGCATCCATTGCTGTAATCTTGGCAGCCATGTTGCCCGATGCACCTTTGGCAGTGCGTAGGTCGCTAGAGATTGCAGCAACTTCTTCTTCTACCGCAGTATGGTCTGCAGCGTGAAGGTCGGTTCCATCAGACTGGACCGCAGTCGTGGAACTCGTCGGATTTCTAAAGCTTCTTGCGCTGTTAGGATAGGATGCAGTCATTAATTCTCCATTCTAATATATTCTCGCATACTCTAGTTTAAGTAGCAATCTTATAGTCGTAATATGAACGTAACTCTTCTGCCTCTGCCGTTCTAAAGCGGCCCGAACTGAGCAGAATCTCGGCTTCCGACTCTTCCACCAGCTGATATGGATGCTCTCTGGAGAAGATGACTCCAGTGGCCGTCGAATATCCGATTCCACTCTCCATATACAAGAGAATCTTCATATCTTGTCCATTATAGCAGAAAGCGGTTCCCGAAGGAACCGCTCTCCACTAACCATAATAATATTATGATATTAAAGGCTGCGCACCTTAACGTTGCGCATGTGAACGTAAGCCTCAGCGTTCTCAATCTGGTTCGCAACTCGGATGAACTGCGTGTACTCGATTGTGTCCTTCTTAGGCTTGAACTCGCGGTAAACCACGATGTCACGCTGGATACCCCAGATACGGTTGTCGGGGAACGTAAGCTCCACGATACCGTGGTTGCCAGCAGCACCTGAGTATGTACCAGTCTCCGTCTCCGTCATAAGCGGAACTTCCTTCAGTGTAATACCGAAGGGACGAATACCCTGTACAACAGCGCTACCGCCACCTGAACCGGCACCAGTACCAGCGTTCACAATAAGGTCGCCCATAGCGCTACCGGGTGAAGGAGCGCCAGTACCACCAAGACCCGCATCGCTACCGATGCTCAGTGACCAAATGTAGTCCTGAAGCAGGCTTGATGATGTGTACCATGAAAGCTGGCTACGACGCTGGAGGTACTTGTTGGGCAGGTTGCGAAGCGCACGGTCAAAGAGTGAACGTGTAAGGTTCGCACCAGCGGCATCAACTACCGTGGCGTCGTTGCGGGCGCGCTTGATGTAGCCGTTAAGCGACTTCAGAAGCGCGTCCGATGATGTGGTGTCACCGTGAAGGGCAAGGTCCTCAAGGTCGTTCGCTGTCTGGCGAGCCATAAGCGAAGCAACGTGGTCTTCAAGACTTGTCCCTTCAATGTTGTCCTCAAGGCCCTCTGTTGAGAGTTCCCAGTCGAGACGAAGCTTAACTGTGGTCATTGAAATCTTGGTGAATGTGGGGTCCACATTCGTCCCGTCATCAACAGCCTCAGTAGCCTTACGCATGATACGTGTGCCCACGTTAACCTTATCGATCTCCACTGTTGGCTGGTTCATTCGCACAACACGAACATCGTTAAGGAGCACTGACTGCTCTACTAAGTAGTCAAGGAATCGGTTTGACTGCTGAGGGTTAAGAAGCCCCCCGCCACCGGCACCAATCTGCGTAGTAGAAACAACCTTTTCTAAAAGTTCTCTAGAACCCATATTATTTCCTCCTAATTAGGACTCGTAGCCCAATACTTCTGCGATTTCCGCGGGTACGAAGATGCCACCCCAGAATGACTGAGCCTTCTTCTCGATGATTTCCTCATCGCCCACAACTTCCTCATCTACCGACTTCTTGATAGCGCCAGCGTTCTCAACTGTCTCAACACGCTCAGAAACTGTCTCTACCTTCTCGTCAACAGACTTTGTAATCTCGGCCAGCTTCTCATCCACTGTCTCGATTACCTCTTCCTTAATCTTGCTGATCTTCTCGTCCAGAAGGGTACCAATACCCTCCATAAGCTTTTCGAGATCCACTTCATTACCTCCATTGTCTTCACCATCGGTGATTGTTTCATCTGACTCAACAGACTTCTTCATGTAGCCTTCCTCTATCTCGTCGTCGTCCATTTCATAACCACAACCGGGGCAGGCTTCCGCACCTTCGGGGACAGAAGCGCCGCATTCTGGGCACTCCATAGCCTTGGTGATCTCCTGACCCTCTTCGATAGAATCTGTCTCCACTGCCTTCTCTACATCTCCATTGCGGTTGATGTAGATGTTAACATTGGGGACTACAGGCGAAACAGATGAAACAGCTTCGGCTGTGACAGTTTCGGCAACATCGACTGACTTGGTTACGTCATCAGACTCACCATTAACCCACGAAATAAACTTCGCAATTAAGCCAATCTTTGTGTTCTCCGAAAGCGTCTGCACAGACTCAACTGTATCATCTGTAATGTTTTTTTGCAAATCCATGTCGCCTCCTATATCTTTACGAACAATCTTACCACTTTCCATCGTGTAATCCGTTTCCGAAAGACGATTTAATGCAGCGATAATTCGTCTACCAACTGAAGCCCACTGAGCATCGTCATATCCACCAGCACTCTGCTGACCTGCTTGATTATAATAACGGAAAGCCGCCATAATTCTCTCAGCAGTATCAAGAGGGTACTTGTAATTATCTGGGTCAGCGTACTGACTACGACTTTCAGGGAACCCCTTCGGAGGAGTCTTGTGACCATAAGCCACTTCCTTCTCCATTACTTCGTCACCTTCTAAAATTTGAAGGATCTCAATTTCTGATGACATATCTACTTTATTCATGCGGTCAGCAATTGAATTAGCCCAAGTTCTTCCGGCGTCTCCACCCCAAAGAGCCCAAGCAATACGCCCAGCAGATGGAAATCCATCCTCACCGGGCGACCAACCTTGACCTTTCTTGTCAACTTCGTGTCTTGCAAAATAGCTAACCATTCTATTGATGGTGCTTATGGAAAGTTCCTTACCGTTGGAAATATCACGAGCACGTGCTACACCGATTGCCGTACCGCCACGATTAAACTCACGACGCCACTCCAGACCCTTGCGAGCCTCAGCGCGGGCACCTTGCGGTGGAACAAAGCCCTCAGCGGCCTTGACGATTTCTGTTTGCACCATCTTTACGATTACATCCACATCTAACTCATCTACAGAACCAATTTCACGCATGGTGTCACCATGCTCACACTGTGAATTATTGATGCTGGAGATACCGTGGCGGTCGCAATAGAATACCTTATACTTTACTAAATCATATGTTAATGAACCATCCTGAGCCATCTTCACCATAGTGACGGTAGCGGCAGGATTGCCCATATTATCAACAAGACTTAATTCGTTTAATTCATATTGTTTGATACGTCGAATTGTTCTATTGCTTGATTTGTCGATATCTTCCGAAGCTTTAACGATTCGTCCACCGACAGAAAAACCCTTCAGGGTGCCGTCCAGAATTTTTTCCCATGTGTCCTGAGCACCCTTGGAAATGTAGGCGTCAACCTCAAAACCTCGGTACTCACGACCCTGATATGGGACCATCACTGGACGGTAATTAATCGCCTTCCCTACTGCCTTCGGGGCGTGCATTTCTCGGATATTTCCTACCCAATCTCTGAACGCCTGCTCGGAAGCAGAGTATTCGATTAAATCACCTGAGGGATCAATGTTTTCAGCAGTGGCATAGCCCGTCACAATGCGACGGGCGGTATCTACCTTGCTGAACGGGATTGATAATGTAATATCTTCTGACATATATATATTCTCCCAAAACCGGCGTGTGGCAACGCAGATTTGATTGGGATAGCAACGGCTATGTTGTCCACATTATCATATCACCGATATCTAAATGTGTCAATTAACCAAAAATCATATAGTGGAGTGAACCATGACCTGTTACAGCAACCTTCTGGTAGCTACCGGGGATCTTAACGTAGTCTGTTAAATCCTTGGAGAGATGAACAGCATATTCATCATCAAAGGTAGCAATAATCTCAGAGTTGCTCAGGTGTTGTACGACCATCCAGCAAGTAGTTCTATCTGTGATGGTCAGGGTGTCTCCAACATTCAATTCACCGGCCCGAATTAACTGTCCGTAACTCATATTAACCTCTTTCTCTTACTCCTTGCGTGTCTTGTGCTTCGCCACGCTCTTGGCCCGTTCCGTCTGTGCGGGGGGTTGCGTTAGAACCATTGTCCTGTCCGGACTTGGGTGGAGTACCAAACATAGCGTTTGTGTTCCCCTCACCGTTGTCGGATTTTGCATTCGCCTGCTGCATCTTCACGCTAGTGGGGTATGGTAAAACCTCATCTCCACCGGCAATAGATGGTAAGCCGATCTCGCCGCGTACCTCGTTGGGAGTAAGCACCTCTGTACGCAGGTATCTATCATGAATTCTGGAGCGAAGGTCTTCATCAATAATGTCCAGCTGCTCAAAGAAGAACAGGAACAGATCGGTAAACTCCGTGACAATGCGATTGATCTTCTTCTCGGCAATAACTTGATCTGGGCTGACAACCTGAGTCTTGAATGTCTTATCTGCATCTCTGGCTACTGCCATGTTGGCATTATCAAACACCCCTACTTTGGTAGGTGGGACACGATAGGCTGAGATAATCTCGTCACGGTTCGACTTACGGTATTGATCGAAAGAACCTTCTTGCACTCCCGTCTCAAGTTTCTCAAATCGGATGTCCGCATCATTATTTGCTCCAATAGTAGCAGGGATAGGGACCACGAGTGTGCCGTGATTTCTTCCTTTAACTTCTTTCTTGAAGTAGTTAATAAGTTCACGCTTGGAAGCTTCACTGAGCTTCACCCCCTTGAGGACAATCGCATAACGAGGAATTGCCTTATTTTCAAAGTAATCGATATTGTATTCTTTAGCAAACTTATCCCCAATGATAGCCGAAATTACCGATACAGACGGTGGAATCCCGTAGTATGTATTGTTGGGGCTGTACATCTTAAAGTGCAAAACTTCGTTGGGGGCCGGATCATTATTGATCGGGTCCTTCATGTCAGTATCCCCAAAGTTTCTGAAGAAAATAGCCATGCGGTTGGCTAACTGGACGTATCCATCGCGATCTTTGCGCACTCGCATTAATTTGCTGGGGATGTGTCCAACATATCCGATTTTACCAGCATTTGTACGACCAATTTCCATATAGCCGTTTCCGGTTACCAACACATCAGTCCAGATTTTAATCATAGTCTCTGTGAAAGTTTCTTCTTCATTGAAACTCTCAAAAAGCAGCTCAAGCCGATCCTTCTCAGCTTGGTGCATCTGGCGCACTCTTTCTGCTTTTTCAGTGTTGGTGGCGGATCGTGAAACTCGTTTCTGTGCCTTGCTTGTCGGCTTCCAGTCATAACCAAGGCCCACAGTATTCATAACGCGAGCATCGACAGTAGCGTGCAGGAATCCACATTCGTCATACAAAACAGACAATGCGTCAATGTCGTAAGGCGGCACAGCAACATTAAACAAGCCGTATCCGTCGATTAAAAGTGGATCTTCATACTTGCTTTTCGCTCCCTCTACGCCAACTAATCGCTTGATCAGACGCTGTGTTTTCTTAGACTGATCGGCAGCACTAACCTTACGAAATGGATCAGTAGAAACCTTCTCTAACTGCGGCTGGATCGCATCGATGTCGATCTCGGGCAGGAAAACGACAGTATCCTGCGATTCGTCTACTAATGAAGCCTCATGTCTCATGTGTATCTCCGTATTAACTGCTGAGCCTCGTCGTACTCATCGGGAATTTTACCATCGAGAAATCTCTCATTTTGGTCATCATATTCCATGTCAGTGACTTTTCTGGCGCCAGAAATCCAAGCAGGTTTGCCAATCTCTTCACCAATCCAGTAGTAGGCAGCCTTCCGCATCTTGTGCTCTACTCTGGAATCGCCCATAACACCCTCTAGTGAGAGGTATTTACCATCAGCTCCGAAGTATGAGCCATCTGGCATCCTCCAAAGACACACTCCATAAGAAGATTCTGGAACCGCAATGACTCTATTTGGCTGCACTGAACTCATATTAATATAATCCTACCACGTTTTCTCTGAAAACTCAAAGTTTTCTACAGCTTTTAGCGCTTTTTTGTCGTTTTCAGGATGAAAGTATGAACAATCTGACATTCATCACAATATATATTGATGGTAAAGCGTAAATTTTTACGCTCCGTGTCCATTTCCAGCTGCTCATCGCACTCATATGATATATATGTTGACTTCAATTGTTAGACTCCAATAGCCAGTGATATGTTAACCAACACCAAAATGCCCAAAGAATAGATCTGCTCAGATTATCGTTCCGAAATCCCTTGACTACGCTGGTCAAGGTAGGGCGTTTCTTGGTCTTGTATACAAAGATATCATACACTATTACCACCAAGAATACGCCCCACCACTCATATGGCCAGTGTTTTTTGAACATGACTACATAATAGCATTAATCACATTTTGAATAAACAGTACCGTCGGGCAGATAAGCAATTTCACAAGCGCCTTGATGAATGACCTCAACGCCATCCTCAACAGGCTCCACCTGCTCATCAATAGCCGATAAAACTTGCTCATGGCGAGATTGATCCCGATAGATCGTCACACCCTTGCAGCCCATCTGGTAAGCCAGTCTATAAAGCCTGTCCGTCTGCTCAATGCTGTAGTGCGAAGGAGCATTAGTAGTTTTGCTGATAGCAGAGTCTGTCCATCGCTGGATCGCAGCCTGAACCTTTACATGATCTTCTGGAGCCAGATCCTGTGCTGTTACGCAGTATTCTGGCAGATTGCCAAGCTTCAACCCGAGGTCTTTCAGCACAGGTACTACCTCAACATGCACACCAAGACGAGAAGTCCTTGTGTACTGCCAAGAGAAGTACGGCTCAATACCAGTGGAGGTTCCCATCATAGTTCCCGTTGTACCCGTAGGGGCCTGTGTGAGCAGACATACATTTCTGATGCCGTGCTTCTGGACCCTCGTGCGCACCGATTCCGGCATCGCCTCCATAAAGCCGGAGCGAAGGTATCTCTCGTCGTACTTAATGAAAGCCCCCTTTTCCATCGCAAGATTGATAGATGCGTGATAAGCCTTTTCAGCGATAAATTGGTAGAGAGTGTCTACAAGTTCAACCGACTCGTCCGATCCGTAGCGCACATTCAGACGCAACAGAAGTTCGCCAAGGCCCATTGTGCCAAGTCCAATGCGACGATTCGATCTGTGATTTTCCTCAATCTCTGGAAGATGGTAGTTATTGATATCAATCACGTTGTCCAAGAAACGAACGGCAGTAGTAATCACTCTACCAAGTAACGACCAATTAATACCACGGTCCCAAGGTGAAACAAACTTGGAAAGGTCAAGAGCGCCAAGCGTGCAGACGCCGTAAGCCTCAAGCGGCTGCTCGCCGCAGGGATTGGTGGCCACAAGCGGAGCAAAGTACCAAGAGTTAGACATTTTATTGCTGCGCTCAAGGAAATGCAGGCCCGGCTCAGCAGAAGCCCAAGCTGACTCGATAAGCAGACTCCAAATATCACGAGCCTTTACGGTGTCATATACTCTAACCTCTCCACCATTCTCCTGCCATTGCTGGAGGTTGCCATTCCACAGTTCATCGTAACGAGGGTCATTGGTGTCAGGGAATACGAGATCCCAGTCACCGTCTGCCTCAACTGCTTCCATAAACGCATCAGAAATACAAACACTCATGTTGGCATTCTCAAACTGCCCCGGCGTGCGCTTGACCTGAATGAACTCAAACACATCTGGGTGCCAGTCGTCAATCATAAGCATCGTGGCACCACGACGAGAGCCACCCTGCTCAATAAGGCCAGTGGAAAGGTTGAATACTTGCCCCCATGAAACGGCACCAGATGAGATACCATTCACGCCCTTAACGTGAGCATAGCGGGGCCGCAACGATGAAAGGTTTACACCCACGCCACCGCCCCGGCTATGAGTCTCGGCCATTTCCTTAACTCTATCAAATACGCCAGTACGAGAATCCTCAGCGCCCGGAAGCACGAAGCAATTCTGGAGAGTCAGAACATCGAGCCCCGCTCCAGCGAGAATACGACCACCCGGAATAAAGTAATCAAGAAGAATATCATAGAAATCATCTTCTACTGACTGACGAATCTCGGCATCTTCACACGACGCAAGAGCATGAGCAACGCGGCGTCGAACCTGCTGAGGGCTAGTCTCAGTCGGCTTAGAGATAAGATCAAAATCTTGATAGATTTCCTCACCATTGTAAAGCTGGATTGTCGCGCCCTTGGCTGCGATATCCGTAACCCAGCCCAGATCCTTCTGGGGAAACTTGGGGTCTTTCTTGGTAATAACTAATACCAAGTCATCAACTTGAAGATCACCCTTCGGGGCCTTCTTCGTATATCTATCTAAAAAGATTTTGTATCCTTGATACCCTGACTTCGAAAAAAGCGCAGGAATCTCTAAGGTTCTAGATTCTTCCGTCATTAAATTCTCCTTCTCATTAATTTGCCCGGATTCGGGGGGAAAGTATATCTACTTTAGCACAAGGAGAATTCCAATTCAACAGAACACATTAGGAATTCACTAAAATTATTTAGCAAGGAGGATTCCAAACATGAAGATTATTTTCTTGATTGTTAGGGTTCCATTGAAAGTAATGTAAAGTAGAATCATTGTAAGGATGAGTGAAGATCTCTTCTCCCGGAGCACCTCCCCATTTGCCAATGTAGTAAGTTCGATTTAATTCAAAAGCAAATGGGGGTACCACTGGAATGTCAGCATTAGCATTTTGGGTCTGAGATCCATAGTGGTAGAACGGAGAAGA